CAGATACTGTTACATCTGCTTTTGCTAATGTTCCGTTACCTGAGATAGTAGCTGTTGGTGTTGATGTATAACCAGTTCCTCCAGCTGTTACTGTATATCCAATAATCTCTCCAGCTACTGCTGCATCTTGTATTCCCTTTTGTTCAACAATAGAAGCTAGTGAATCAGAATCAGTTGTTTCAATAAAAGTAACTGGAAGAAAGTTAGATGATAAGAACTTAGCTGCTGTTAAAGCACCGATAGAGTATAAGAATTTCCATACATATCCGTCCGCTGTTTTAAATGCATTACCGCTAGTCCCTGTTGGCTTAACAGTGGAGTTAACCGCATTTCCCGCCGCATTTCTACCTTGCTGTAAACAAATATATAAGTGATTCTCATCAGTAAAAACATAATAAGAAGTTGCTGGATGTCCTTCTATATTATCATTATAAGATGAATATATTGCACCAGATGACCAATCAGTTCTTGGTACAACTAAAGATTTATCTGCAATAGCTTTTACAGATTGTAGACTCAATCCTAAGTTTCGTTCATCACGTAAACTATTCTTAGGGGTAGGAGCAGCATCAGTTACGTTCCATGCTTCCGATTTACCAATGCCAATAAAGTAATTATTATCCGCACTATCTACATCATCAATGATGCTTAGTAGCATTTGTTTTTTGAGTTTATCTGTTATAATAGCTGTCATTTTCTATGTCCTTAAGAAGCAACTGTTTTAGAGGCTAAGTGCCAGTTTGCACCATCCCACATCATGAAACCAGCTTCATGTGCCGCAAATGCTACTGTTGATGGGTTACCTGTGCCTACTAAGCTTGTTACTGTTACTGTAGCAGTACCGGTTCCTCTATTTACAAAGTATTTAGTCTCACCGGTAATAGTTCCATCTGCCATTGTAATAGCAAGAGCTGATGAAGCATTAAAGATTGTGAGAGGAATTGTTAAGTCTACAGCGCCGTCACCCGTCATAAAGTGTTCACGATGTACAACTTTGTTATTAATATTAATAGCACCTGTACCTTTAGAGCCAAGTGTAAGACTTACATTAGTATCATCTCCGTCAGCTGTAATAGATGGAGCATTACCAGTTGCAGCATTGGCTACTAATACTTGGTTTACTGCACTAGCAGTTGCTGTTACTTTAATTAATTCAGCACCGTTAGTATCATTAATACTAGTACCAATTTTACCAGTATTAATAAGAGGCGATGTTAATGTTTTATTAGTTAATGTTTGTGTATGTGCTTGGAATACAAATGTATCACCACCTGCTAATAAAGGTAATGTAACAGTTCTATTTGCAGATAATTCACTTACACCAAATATATATTTATGATCAGCTGATGTATCATTAATCTGTGGTGCTGAAAAAATAGGTGATGTAAATGTTTTATTAGTAATAGTCTGAGTTGCAGTATTAGATATTATCTCAGTACCAGCTGTAGGTAATGCTAATGTTACATCGGCGGATGGGTTACCAGCTGTTAATGTTGTTTCATGATCATCAACACTAGTACCTTCAAAGACAACACCCTGATCTGTAAAACTAATACCAGCACTTAACTCACCAGAGTCACCACCGAGCACTTGGTACAGCTCAGCAAAGTTTTGGTTAATCTTTAAACCAGCAACACGTAATGTATCACCAGTTCCGTCATTAGCGGCTGTGCCTCGGGCTATATCTTGTCTTGCCATTTTAATCTCTATCCAAATCTATTATCTTTATTTATAAGGGTTAGGCTGAGTCTGAGTCATACCAAATGTAATTAACTTCGTCGAATGTATCTAATTCTGTAGACATTCTTGGTGCATATGGATCACCAATTGCTGAATCTTCATCGAATGTTGGTGAGTTAGTACCAACCCATTCTTCGATAGTATCGTAGTTTCTACCAATCTCTTCAATTGTATAGTTAGTATATTCTTCAACTTGTGTATTAACATTTACACGTACTTCACTATCTAAGAATACACCACGTGGTCTGAGTCCAGTAATATCTAACTGAGCAGTAATACTTGTTGTAGCAACACCTTCAAATACTGGATTCAAGTTATCAGCAAGTATTGCATCAGGCATAACTAAAAGATCATTAACATTCTCACTTACTATCTGAACTTCTCCACCAATGTACATACCCGCTGGGTGTACAAATAGTTTATATGCTTCTTTCCATTCACTAATAGGAATAGGTGCTTTAACCAATAGAGCATACTTCTGATATAGTTTATCATCAATAAGATACTTGAGTGACTCTGGTCCTATAAGTGATGTGGTTTCACCTATGTTAAAAATGTTTTCTTTTGTATATACAACATCTGGAGAGATACTAAAGAATGATCTAAAGAATTGTTCAATAGAAAAGAGTGTACCCTTTGATCTATATAGTGTGTTAGAATACTTAGCAGCTGATCTTTTATTCTGAAAGCCTTCAAAGTATTGTTGACCTAAGAGTAACTCATCTTCTATAAAAGAAAGATTTGAAAGATCAGTTGCTGTAATATCTCTATTTAAAAATAAATCGTGTATTAGTCTTGAAGGAGCTTCACTACTATTATCCCACTCATAGTAAGCTTCAAGAAAACTAACAAGCTTAGGATACTCTTCAAGAAAATATGCAGGTAGAACCTCACGTACAGAATGATAATCATGTACTGATAGATTACGTCTGTTATTATCTTTTAATGTTTTATCTTGTGACATATATTTCTAAGTGGTTGTAACCACAACTCCAGTAGCAAAAGATGGACCGCTATCATATTCAAGGATATCATTTCTAATTGGACTAATAGCCGATTGGTTAGCTGGAACAGCACTTACTTTAATAAATGCATCACCACCTATAATAGATTGTAGTCTTAATCCAATAATACTTATAACACCAGTTGCTGAGTTATATGATCCGATGTTATCAGCTTCCACTGATTGTTCACCAAGTGTAACAACTTCGAGTTTATTAGAACTTAGTTTATTTCTGATGATACAAGTTTTACCATTAAACTGGAATGGTGTTGTTTTAATAATATAGTTTACATCATCTGGTTCAGCAAGTCCGACTGGATACCTTAGTGTATGATCTTGAAGTAAATCTGTTGTAGGAGTAAACCTACGCTGAACTTTAATATTAGCACGTGATGATAGAACCGATGTATTAACTTCATCTACATTATTTAATAGATTTGATCTACGGAATGATTGGTTAAATTTACCAATATTAGTAGTAAAGTAATTATTAATTTCTGTTTGTACATTATCTTGTACAGTATTAAGAGATAGTGAACCAAGTTTAGGATTAAACTGGAAGAATATTTCTGTCTCAATAAATGTGGTAACAGGATCTTCAAACTTAATATCAAAGCCAACAACCGATAACTGTTTAGATAGATCAGTAATAGCATCCTTAGTAGTTGCAATAGTATCTGCTGTTACATCTGAATTGAAAACAATAGATAAGAATACAACTCCAAATTCTGGTAAGAGTGCTTCTTCACCACCAAATGCTTGTATATCTTTAATCAGTGTACCAAAGTTAGATAGAACTAATGTAGAGTAATCAACTGCAGTAACCATTCTATTCTGTGTAGCATATTGGAATGGAGCGTTCTTACGAATAGAAGCCATTGTTTCTTCTTCAGCACCACCAATGGAATTGATCACAGTAACTGGTGTTACATTATAGTCTTCACCTAATATAGAGATTTTAGAGTTTGCTGTAAATGAACTAGCTCCGTTAGCAACAGAACCATTAACTTTTAAATACTCTATAACAATTTTATTACCAGCTTCTGGTGCTGTACCGAGTGTAATACCATCTCCGAATGTTATCTCATAGAAACCATTTGGTGCTTCTTTCATAATATATAATCGAGTGTTAGCATTAATTGTAGTTGATTTACTGATGTTAATATATGAAGTAAATGCTGTATCACTTGCTGATTGATATACTTTAACAACCGCAGTTTCCATATCTATGTCTTTATCAGGGATAACATATACATCATCTACACTATCTGGTCCGACAAAGAATGTTTTTGTTTTAGCAACACCTTCTTTGATTCCAATGTTAGCTGAACCAGATGGAGTTAAGTATGAATAGTATCCGTAACCATTATCTGTAGCATTTACTGTCTCTGTAGTCTGAAACGTATATGTTACATCATCTACTGAAGCAGTAAACTTAGTACCACTAGCCAAAGATAGTGTTGAAGGTCTACCTGATAAATCACCAGTGTTAGTTGATAGTGTTACAGTACCCATTGAAGCAGTCTTAGATTTTGGAATATAACCAATACCTTCTGCTAATGATACCAGTGAACTTCTTAATTGTGCTGTAGAAAGATATGATTCATTCAAAGCAAAGTTAGCAATCAATCCATTATAGTGTGTGTTTACAGCAAGAACATCAAGAATATTTGATAAACCAGATGCTTCAAAGTTGTAGTCAGCAAACTCACTCTTAGCTGCAAGTGCTGTTTTTAGATTGTTCTTGATTGTATTGAAGTCAAGTTCTGTTGATTTAATTGTTGTAGCCATATTATCTTAACCTCGAAACGATGGTATTGAGTGTAACTGTTTCTTCCGTACTTACTACCTTAAAGGTAACTGTTACAGAAAGTGAATTATTATCTGGTTGTAAATTTACATCTACGTTTAATACTTCGGCACGTGGCTCATAAACATAGATAGCATTTCTAATATTTTGTTTTACGATGCGTGATGTTCTATTATCAGCTAGTTCAAAGAATAAAGATGTTATATCTGCACCAAAGTCTGACTCGAATGGTTTCTCTAATCTACCAGTTGCAACTATATTCTTTACTGATTGTTTTACAGCAGCTGCATCTTTTTTCTTATATACATCACCACTCGGACGCTTTGCAAATGATAAGTCTATATCTAAATAGTTGCGCTTACGAGATGTAACCACACTAGACGTATTTAGATCCTTATCCTCTATTGAAAGTATTCGAGCCATTCTTTATCCTTAAACCTATTGCTTTTATTTATAAGAGTTTTATCGAGGACTAAAGGTAGTATTAGCAGGATTTGGTTCTAATTCTACTAAACTATCCGTTGATTGTAAACCATTATTAAATTTAGTCTGTACTAATCTTTTAAATGTAACTGCTTCTGGTTTAGTCACTATTGGTGTTTCAATAATGATCTGAACATTCATAGAACCATCAGGATTAAATGTATCATAGTCTAATGTAAGTTTATCAAATAAACCTATCTCTGCTATATCACAAGCTAAATCAAATGTTACTTCTGGATCCATCTTACCATCTGGACCATATAGTTCATATACTACAGCTCTACCTTTGTTTCTTAGATCAAGTAGACCATCTGTTGTAAGTATCTCTGTTTGAAGCCCAGCGGCACCACCTTTACCATATAGTTCTTTAGCATAGAAACCTTCTACAGCTTTAAGTTTATAATCAGAAAACTTACCAGATGTACCCATAGCATGTTTAGTAATATGAGTCTGAACAAGATAGTTCTTAGCAATCTGTTTCTTATCAGCTAACGATAGTGATTTAAAAGAACCAGCATCATTAGCACCAATAA